AAGATGACTATCGGACTGACATCCGTGAACTGAAAGACATCTTGAGCAAAATTTTCGACAAGCTGGACAACAAGGCAGACAAATAATGGCCTTTGGTATTGATGATGCCATTGCGGCGGGATTAAAGATCGTCGATAAATTTGTGCCTGATCCTGCGGAAAAGGCCAAGGCAGAGGCATCACTTCGCCAAGACTTGATGCAATGGGACAAAAATCAAACTGATGTAAACGCTGTCGAAGCCGCAAACCCCAATGTGTTTGTGTCTGGCTGGCGACCGATGATTGGCTGGATTGGAGCCTTGGGCCTTGCTTACCAATATATTTTCAGACCATTGGCAGTTGGTTTTGGCGGTGTGCCTTTACCTGCTCTCGATGGGAGCCTTATGGAACTTGTGGTGGGATTGCTAGGGTTTGGCGGCATGCGGTCATGGGAAAAGTATAAGGGTCTGACCAAGTGAAAATTTGCATTGCCGAAGACTGCGATAAACCCGCTTTGGCAAAGTGTCTTTGCAACGGACATTATTTGCGAATGAGGCGTGGTGGAAACCTCAATGAACCGATTCGCAAACAGGAAAAAAACAGAAAATGTTCTTTGGAGGGGTGCGACAAAAAACACTATGGCAATGGATATTGTGTAAGCCATTGGCGCATATGGAACAGGCAAACCATCAAATCAAAGTTGATTGAAATGATGGGTGGGAAATGCCAATCCTGTAAAGGTGTTTTTCACATTGCATCATATGATTTCCATCATTTGGACCCTTCCCAAAAAGATTTTTCCATAACAGACAAAATTTCAAATTATTCATTTGAGAAGATAAAAGCCGAAGCGGATAAATGTATTTTGCTGTGTGCAAATTGTCATAGGGTTGAGCATGCTGGAGACATCGTATGAAGGATAATTTTGAGCAATGTTTGGCATTTGTATTGAAAAGCGAAGGGGGTTACACCAACAATATAAAAGACCCCGGCGGCATGACAAATCTCGGCGTCACAAAGCGCGTTTATGAGGCTTATGTCGGCCATCCAGTTGATGAAGTTACAATGCGATCATTGACCCCTGAAATGGTCGAACCGATTTACAAAAAGAATTACTGGGATGCATGCCGTTGCGACGATCTTCCTGACGGCGTTGATTATGCTGTATTTGACCTTGCGGTGAACAGCGGAACTCGTCGGGCCATAAAGGTCATGCAGAAATGTGCTGGTGTTGCCGATGATGGCCTGATTGGCCCTGCTACAATGAAAGCCGTATCCGAGTGCAATCCTCGCCATTTGGCATCTGATATTTGCGAGGCACGACTCGCTTTCTTGCAAGCACTGCCCATTTGGGATACATTCGGCAAAGGTTGGAGCCGCCGTGTGGCTGAAGTCGAGCAGATGGCATTCAATATGGTTGGCTAAGGATTTTTGGCATGGACTATACCGCTTACAAAGAGCAGATTGCGACGATGGCGGTTGTCCCTGTAGATGATCCCAACTTCCTGATCATTCTGCCTCAAATGATTAATTATGCCGAATTGCGTATTCAGCGTGAATTGGATTTCCTTTCGACGCAGGTTGAAAACACCTCCTATAGCCTTACCGCCAATAACAACACTTTGACCATTCCGACCAGTTCATTTGTCACCCTGCAAACCGTGCAGGTGATTGACGGAGATGGCTTGCGTCAGCCCCTGACATCGGTGACCAAGGACTTCCTTCAGAACATGTGGGGAAATGTTACAGGCGCATCTGTGCCGACATTCTTTGCGGTCTTTGGCGGTGATACTGCCACGGCTGGCTATACGTCCCAGAAAATCATCTTTGGGCCTTGGCCTGATGCCGCTTATCAGGTTGTCCTGACTGGCACGATCCGCTCCGCTCCGCTTGGCGATGGAACCAATGGGACGCAACAGAACACATTCATCAGCACCTATCTGCCAGACCTGATGATCATGGCATCCATGATTTATGTGTCGGCATACCAACGCAACTTTGGTCGCATGAATGATGATCCTCAGATGGCGCAGTCCTATGAGAGCCAGTATCAGGCACTGAAGGCTGGCGCGATGGTCGAAGAATCACGCAAAAAGTTCCAAGCGGCGGCTTGGTCATCTATGTCGCCTGCCCCTGTCGCATCACCCACGAGGTAATAACCAATGCCTCACGGTTCGCTTAAACTCATTCCGGGCATCGACACCGTTAAGACACCGACCTTGAATGAGGTCGCGATGTCTCGATCCAACTTGATCCGGTTTTTGCCAGATCGAAATGGCTTAGGTTTGGCTCAGAAACTGGGTGGCTGGGTCAGTTGGTATAATAGCCCGATTGATTCGGTCGTGCGCGAATTGCATGCTTGGCAGGATTTGAACGAGAACAAATGGCTTGCTGTCGGGGCAGAAGCCAGCCTTGATGTGATTAACAACAACCTGCTTCAAAATATTACCCCGCAATACAAGATCGACAATGTCGCGCCAGACTTCACGGTTGAAGGCGGTGTTTTGCTGGGTGAAGGCACAGAAGCTGGCAAATATATCACTGGTGAAGGCACACAGGCAGGCAATGAAATTTCTGTTTCGACAGGTGGCTATGTTGTCACGATTGTCGACCCAGATTGCGATGTATTTGTTGGCGATGTTGTCTGGATTCAAACGCAGGTGTCTGTTGGCGGTGGGGTTTTGTTCGGGCCATATCCCGTCTACGCCCGTGTGGACATCGACACCTATCAAATCTTGATCCCGTTTGTCGCCACCGTCGATACCGTAAATGGCGGCACGTTGCCGATCTTCACCACACTGTCAGGCGATGCATCAGTGAACGTGAACATGGTCGATCATGGATATGTCGCGCAGGACATCGTGACATTTCTGGTCTCGACCACTGTCGGCGGCGTGACAATTCTTGGCGACTATCTGGTGGACTCGGTCACAGATGTTAACAATTTCACCATTCGGGCCTCTTTTGCCGCAAACAGCAACGACACAAAGACGCTGAACAACGGCAACGTCCGCTTGTATTATTTTCTTGCCAGTGGTGCGTCTGGCGTGGGTTCTGGATATGGTCGTGGCGGTTATGGTCGTGGTGGCTACGGCACTGGTTCAACAACGCCAGATTCCCGTGGCGGTTCCGGCATCACAGCGACTGATTGGTATCTTGCCAACTTTGGGCAATATCTGCTTGCATGCCCCTACAACGGCCCAATCTATCTTTGGCAACCGAATGGCGGGCAAAGCACTGCACAGGTGCTGTATGGCTCTCCTTTGGCGAATGCGGGCATGTTTATTGCGATGCCCCAGCGTCAGGTGATTGCGTTCGGCTCGTCGTTTGCTGGAACGGCTGAACCTTTGACTATCCGCTGGTCTGATGTGGGTGATCCAAACCAATGGATTGCATCATCAACCAATCAGGCTGGATCATATACGATCCCCGAAGGCAGTAAGATTGTTGCGGGTTTCCAAGCCACACAGCAGGCCATTTTTTGGACTGATCAGGCTGTTTGGGTTATGCAATATACGGGCGATCCTACTTTGGTCTATGGGTTCAACAAGATTGGCGAAGGCGTGGGTGCTATTTCGCCAAAATCCATTGGCGTGATGAATAACGTGGTCTATTGGATGTCGCCCAGCCAGTTCAATCTGCTGTCGAACAATGGTGTTCAAACGATTGCCTGCCCAGTCTGGGACAACGTGTTCCAAGATTTGAACACAAGCCTTGATGCAAATGGTCGCCCATATTCTGATCGCATCCGTTGCGCGGTGAACAGCCAGTTTGGGGAAATCACTTGGTATTACCCAACAACCGATAGCACCGAAAACAATGCCTATGTGAAATATAACGCCCAAATCCAGCAGTGGGATTACGGCTTGTTGGGTCGAACGGCATGGGTTGATCAGTCTGTTTTGGGTTCTCCGATTGGTGCTGGCTCTGCTCCTAATTGGCTGTATCAGCATGAAGTTGGAAACGATGCCGCTATTGGAACATCCACGACAGGGATGCAATCATCTTTCCGCACGGGTTATTTCCAAGTGGGGGATGAAGGCGATCACCTGATTTTCGTGG